GCCGACTCACCAGCAATTGCAGTAATCTTGTTAGAGGGAAGTCCACCATAGATAGAACCAGATAGAAGTCCATTGAAAATGTAACTACCTGTATCTATGAACGAACCTACGTCTGCTCCTTCAATACCGTCTGCAACCAGAGCTGCATACTCATTACCTGTTGTCTTAATAATATCTTTTAAAAAATCACTCATTATATATCACCTTCCTTACGAGATGCAGAACGTAACGCATCAAACCCGCCAGGGTAACGATCCGATAGTTTTGCAATATTCATATCAATTATTTCTTCAAACGAGGTATCAAGTGCCATCACACCTTGTGCAACGTACCACATGATATCACCTAGTTCTTTCTTTAGATGAATCATAGTCTCTTCATCCATAGGAGCGCCTTGGAACAGACACTTCTTGATTACATCGTTATATTCACCAACCTCACCAGACAGACCAATACAAGAGGTCAGTAACCTACTCATACGAGCTCCCTGTTCTTCATTGATGTGTATAGATTCAATCATGTTGTTGGTGTCCTTAGAAGGATCACTTGTAACCTCATTCACAAATCTTGCATACTGACTCAACTTATCTACATCACGCTTATACGCCATACTCATACTCACTTTCCATTTAACCAATTACTCACCAATTCAACAGGACACTTATCCCTATACTTACATGATTGATACAAATCTACTGCTAACTCAGCAGACGTACAACCGTTCATAGAGATTACCATTATACTTATAAGAATATATTTCACTCTTATTCCTCTCAGGTTTTTCGCGGCCAAAAACGCCTGCTAGAACCACTCTTTCTATCTTCTCTTACCAGTGGAGTCATCAGACGCCTCAGCAGTACTCAGTACAACCAGATTACCCTTATTATATGCCTGACCAATATTATAGTTACCAGTAATAGCTGGTGCATTACGTTTCAGACAAGGTGTCCAATCCATCTCCGATATAGGTGTATCGGGTAACTGTTTTGCAACACGCTCAGTTTTAAGGGGGGTGGGTGTACGTTTATACTCAGGGTCAATACCCATTTTACGCAGATACTTCTCATGTTCTATAATAGCACTCTGCATAGACTTGGTAACAGTCTTTCTCTTTCTACGTTTTTTCTGATTCGTAGTCGTGTAATACACAGGTAATAGATGCATACCACTCATATTATCATTCTCCACATTATTATAGAATCATTGTAACACACATATCCTATAGAGTCAATAGGGAAGTGCAATTAAAAGTTGCTCAGATTTAGGGGGGAGCCTAATAGAAGATACACTATACCACCAAGTATCATTATGTCTACACAGATACTCCACACAATGTAGAGTCTGAATAACCATTTAGTTAGAGTAGATATCTTCATCGGAATTTCTCTTTGGATACTTATTACATTTATAGATTAGGTAAAGACTCTCAGTATAAAGGGGTAGGGGGCCAGGGTATACCTAACCCCCCAGAGTAAGAGGAAAACAACCAACATCACCGTCACACCACCATTGTGGAACTTTACTGTGACCCATACCAACCTTAATGGTTGTTCTACTACTCTACTCTAATTAAACTCTGCTTGATTGTATTTACAGAGGAACATCAGTCCACTGCAGCCCTGACTAACCAGAAGTCCTACAGTGGCAACCAATTACATAAGAACTATAGACATCCTTCCGAAAGGTCAGCGGTGGAAGTCAGTTCCCGAACTCTTGCTATGTCATGTCAAACCCTCATCTCTCATTATCTATACAGTGTAACACATAATACTGGTAATGTCAACCCCCTATGTAAGTCACTGTATTTACTAGGATAATCTATGCAGTCTTCTTGAGTAACTTACCTACCTTCTGCGAATCGTACTCTCCGTTAGTTGCCCATGACTTAAACGCAGAACACTCTGTCATATCAGTAGCACACTGTTCCATAAGGTCACAGGTATCACAAGGTAACTCCATCTTGTTCTCTGGGCCATAGTAAAGGTCTAGTCCAGCGACATTAGACTTCTTATTATTGTACATACCTTGAGTACATACCATATCAACATTATCATAAAGCATACGAATCAATCCTTCTCATCATTAACTACAAGTACTATTATACACGATTCTGAGAGAATGTCAAGTCTTTTTTTGCATTTATTTGCATTTTCTTTGATATATTTTGAGTATGTGTGGAAATAATTTCGATAAGTAACAGACACTAATCACAGAACCTCTATGTTTATTTTAACCTTTTATTAAAGTGTCCGCTAATCCCATGATATCCCATATTCACCCATTCAGTAGTGCTTTAGCAGCGTTAATCACTCTCTGTGGGTACACTATGTCATACCCTGTACCAGCGGTGAGAGCGTCTTTACTTACTAGATGTTTATGAAAGTGTTCTATACTGTTCCACTCTGTCAGTATATCCTTACATATCTGGTCATACTCTGTATCGTCTACTAGAGATTCATTCTCTTTGTAATAGAGATAGCTGTACATAAGGTAATACGGAACTAGCATATTCCTATTGGTTTGATATGGTTTGTTCATATTCTATATCTTTGAACCCTATGTGTTTAATCATCTCTCTTCTATACAGATACCATGATCGAAAGTCTTTAGGTGCATATCTCCATAGATAGCATACTTTCTTACTCTCTCCTGTACTATAGAGTACATACCATCTATTGGCTGTACATGATAATCCTACAGGACTCATCATCAGAAGTAATTACATCCAGCTACACATACCATACCATCCCATTTGGTCATTACTTCCATAAGCTTGTATCCTACTAATAACAATAGTATTTCCATGTTACTCTCTCTCTCTTCTATATGAACTCTTCTAGTGAGCCACTCTCCTTAGCAGCAAATCGTCCTATCTTACGTTCCGATTTACCTGCTACTCCCTTGGTTGCAAGTCTATTGTCACAATACGCAACACAAGTGAATCGTTGTCCGTTTCCTTCTATCTGCGTGACACCATGTATCTCGTTACTGTCAGCTATGATAACTGAATTGTCTGGTGCGTCTATTGCGATGCCGTATCGTGGGAATACCAGATACGCACCTGTGTAGTCACCTTCACGAAAACAACTCATAGTGGTCATACCAGCGTTGAGATCACCAGAGTCTACATGAGCACCCATCTTACTTGACATTGATACATGATACCGATTTGCAGACAATGTTGTAAAGATACCACCACCGATACGATATTCTGGTTCGATATAGGTGTCACAGAAGGCCTTCTGTTTCTCGTATATTTCTGTGTTTGCTTTCTTAAATGCAAGTTCATTCCAGTATGAGATAACCTGTAGTTCTTCCCATTCTTTTGGATTGTCCTTTACCCATCCTGAGACATCAATACCACCAGTGAATCTACCACGTTTGTGTCCGATCATTACAGAGTGTATTTCGTTTGAGTATGCAATCATACCCCACTTACCACTGCCAGTCTTTAACTGATACGAGTTTGGTGTGCGTAGTCTATAGTCTACGTCCTTGACCAGACCTTTTGCAAGCATATCTTCTTCCAGTATAGGGCCTGAACAGTTAGCTCTCATCACTGATACGTCTTGTATGTTCATAAGAGTGTTTCGTACAGAGTCATCACCATATGCGTTAGTAATGACATACGCAAGAGGAACGTCTGACCCATCAAGTGATACAACAGGTTTCATCACAGCGGTGTCTTCGTCTGTAACCTTTACTACTTGGTCATATGACGATTCATCAAGAAACTTACCGTTCCATGTGTCAAAGGTTTCTTTCTTTCCTAAGTCTTTACTTACTGTGATGTAGTTCATTGTTGTGACTCCTTATAAGGCTTGAGTATGTTATTGTATATATTGTCTGCAAGGTCTTTCATCTGTAATGGTGCAACCATAAGTCCGATCCTTGCAAGGTTCTGATTGAGTGTTCCAGTAAAAATGTAATCGTCTGGTAGTGTCATAATACGAGCAGACTCTCTGGTTGTAAACACTCTGTCTTCTTCTGGATGCAGATGCACTGCAAGACTTGTTTGTAATCCCTGTTCTGATAACGTGTGTGATGCCTGATTCCAAGGAACTCTACGAGACTGAAAGAATGAAGTCTTTTTTTCTGGTATCGTCTTACCCCACTTTGCACGATGCCGTATAACCTTATCATACCAAGGCCCTACTACATCATCACCTACAGACACTACTCTGTCTGGATTCTTTGGAAGTCGTTTCATCCACTTCCACTTTGCACTCTTTTTCATCGCCTCTACGAGTTCGTGTGCCTCTACTTTGTTCTCATTATTTAGTTGGAGATCATCAATCGCACCACGAATGTCAACAAAGGTTGACTCAGGGGCAGGGAACACTTCACCCGCTACACACATGAATGGCATATTGATTGCGTCAAGTACATCGTTTCTAACTGACACGATGAACACACGTTCACGTTTTTGTGGTACACCATGCTCATGACCCTTGAGCACCTTGTAAACAGTGGTATAACCTAGTGCTTCAAAGTCGTTGACCATTCGTGCAAGGTGTTCAGATGCATACTCCATAGTCAAACCTTTGACATTCTCACACACGATTACCTTTGGCATCATCTCACCAGCGATACGAATCTGTTCCCAAGTCAAATCTTCAATATTCTTTTGTTTCATACCATAGGCTGTCTTCTCCTTACCCCAACCCTTCTGTTTAGTACCAGACATTGAGAAAGGTGGACAAGGTGGACTGCCATCAAGTAGGTCTAGTTCACCTACCTTGAGTCCTGTCATTTCCATGATTTGTTTACCAGTTACATCTTTGATATCACCAGTAATGTGATGTGGTGTATCTGGAAAGTTTGCGAGGTAGTCATCCATTGCGACTTGTTGAAACTCATTGACGAATAAGACCTCGCCACCAGCAAGTTTGTAGCCGCATGACGAACCACCGCCACCAGCAAAGAATGTAATGTAATTGAATAGTTTTTTGTCTGCTGACTTGTGTAAGTCATCTAGTGTGTATCTGAAATATTTCAACTGTGCAATCCTCTAATCATTTAATATAAGTATACTACTATTTAGCAGTTTTGTCAAGAGGAAAAATAGATTATTAAAATGCATCCATTATAAGTTCGTTGACACGATTTGCCATGTCATCATTATCATTTTCTAACATGATAATTTGATTGCGTAATTTTTCTATACGATCCTTACGTTCTTGCATTACTCCTTTTAACTCGTTTAGCACTGAGTTTAGTCGTGACGCAAGAACTTTGGGGTCTTCATCCATTTAGGACTTGTTTTTCGGGGGTTTCTGGTGTGGATGGATAGACGGCTTCAAGTGCGTCTAGTTTGTCCTTTGCAGTCGCCATCTTGTCAATCAGTGTGTCCATCTCTTCTATGTGTTGAGGATGTTCACCGATTGCAACAGGATTGTTCAGATACACTCTAAGAGTGACTGCTGCTTCTCTGTATTCTGCATCATACTTACTTCTTAATGCGTCTAGCATTTCATGTTCTATACAACTCATATTATAGCTCCCTTTTCTTGCCAATGTTGTATTTTGTCTCAAGTTCCCATTCATCCTTTTCTTTGAATGAAATGATCTTGATCTGACTAAGTGGTGCAATAGGTTCTAATTCACCTCTTACTTCCACTAATCCCCAATCACCGAGCAACTTACCAATGGTGTTGCGTCTTGCGATATCGTTTTCTGATAGGTTTGTCTTCTTACCGTCTAGTGCAAACAGTTCTTTGAAATGTACTATGAAGTACTTACCCTGTTTGTGCAGTATGTGACATGATTGATATAATTTACGTTCTTTTCTGGAGGCGACACCTATGCGAGATAAAGTCTCTCGTATCTTTAGAAAATCGTCTGGTTCTTTTAGTACGACCTCTAGCATCTGCTCCTGTGACCAGTTAATACTTTCCATTGTTTCTTCCACCTTTATCCAAACTATCTTTGATAGCCTTTATCTGTTCATCACTAAGTACTTTAAGAGCAGACCTTGCTTTTTCATTATTGTAACCATAATACTCTTTAACATACTCTAGATTTTTTTGTTTACTCGCCTTCATCCAAGGAGTAAATCGTTTCCTTGTTCGTATACTATTTAGGAGAAAGTCAAACTGAAGTTTCTTGTCTAGGTGATTGTGCAGATTCATCTCATTCACTAGGTGGATAGTGTCTGGAAATGGTGCAATGCACTTGTTTACGATAAAGGCAGGATACTTTCTCTCCCACATCTCATCGTCTGTGTCCATGAGATTCTTCTTCTCATGGTTGATTGCGTTTAGATAGTCTTTTAACTCATAGGTCATATGCTTCTCCCCATGACATCATAGGTGCAAGAGGTTTTCTTTGACTTTGTTCTAAACTATTGGCCTTAGTTAGTATTAACAGGTCTTCCTTTAATTGACTTTCAGTCATCATAGAAATGTTTTCGAGTCTAGGCATTTCTAGTAGAGAAAATTCCCATACGAGTTCTTCTGCTTGTTCACCAATCAACTCTCTTACTGCATCCCGATCCTGTGTACTCTCATACTGGAACACAACAGTTCCATACACTGAATGAAACAAACCAGCATCTTGTATGTACTGTGGTGCATCCCATCCCATCAGTATATCGTGAACCCCTATGAGATGATCCATTAGTGTCGCACCAGAATGAGACTTGTTGTTTGCCTCTATCTCTTCTAGAAATGCAATCTTCTTTGTGTCTATACTCATTTAAACTTCGCCTGACCCATAATCTCTGTAAGACACGCAAGTAGATTGATTTCCTGATCAGATACAAATGCAGCCTTATACTGATACTCTGCAAGTATAACTACCACATGAGGTATCGTAGAACCGTCTACATGGTCATACAGATTATCATAGATACGTCTGAAGATGCGAACAGGGTCATTGTCTAGATTATGTACAATCCACTTACGAACATCTGTAAACTCCTTGTTCTTCAAAGAGGTCATCAGTTCATTGATGTTTGTCTCAGATAGATTAACCAGAACACCAGCATCAATCTTACCTGACACAGAATATCGTTGTAGTTCGTTGAGTACTCTACGCCAGTCTGGAAAAAACTTGTTGAGTAGTTCTGCAACCGCCTTAGGATCAAACTCTACCTTCTCTTCAGTCAGTATGTCACCCACTCTTGCAAAGAACCTCTGTGCAAGTTTAGGTTTCTGTTCTGATGGTATGATAAAGTCCACGACAGAGCAACGTGAGTGTAATGGTGGTATCAGTCTGTTCTTGTAGTTGCAAGTAAGAATAAAACCACAGTTCTTGTGAAACTCTTCCATGAACCCACGCAATGCAGGCTGTGTGGACTGTGCGTTAAGATAGTCTGCCTCATCTATGATTAGATACTTACGTCCACCTTCAAGAGATACAGTAGATGCAAAGTTCTTGATTTTGGTTCGTAGGACATCAATACCAGATTCTTCTGAACCATTGATCATCATGTATGTCGCACCTATTTCATTAATCATCGCTTTTGCAACAGTTGTCTTACCGACACCTGGCCCACCCGATAGAATCATGTTAGGTATGTGACCATCTGCAACAAACTGTCCAAAGGTTTTCTTTAGATCGTCTGGTAGTATACAGTCACGAATAGTGTTGGGGCGGTATTTCTCCACCCATAAAAATGTTTCCACGTTTTTCTCTCCATAATATAATCTTTATATAATACTACAATTTTCATTGTATGTCAATGCTTTTTTTGAATTGGTTTTTCTAGGAATATCCAAGCACCTATTCCTCTCTTGTCGTAGTAACAAAGTTCTTTACAGTATAGTATATGAGCACACACATACAATCCTATTACTGCTACAGTTATACCAAAATCAATCATGTGAAAAACTCCTCTAATGATCCTTGTGTTCCATAACTTCTATCAACTAACCAGTTAATCTTAGAGACAATAACATTAAGTGGTTCAATAAATGACTTTTCAAATTGTGTGTCGTAGTCAATCATCTTGTGCATATCTAATTCTTTTGGTAAACTTGTAATAAAAGAGAAGGCACTACACTGGTACAGATTAGGTTGTTTAAGATTAATAAATTTAATCTTATCTCCTTCTTGAATATAAGGATACTTGTTACCAAGCTTGTTCTTCTTGACAAGATGATTGTATAGTATTGCTCCCTTACAATGGATGGGAGCGCCTTTCGCAAACATTTGATTAGGGTCACTAAACTTACCTAAACCGTTTACTGACCGTGGATATGCAATATCCTCTGGTGGAAGTTGCATAAATTCCTCACGAAAATTCTGTATGAAAGTATTTAGTTCTTTCTCATCACCATTCAT